AGCACATTTACTAACAACTCTGGAGCAACAGCTGAAGGTTCAGCTCTTGGAGAAAATGCATTAGCATTTACTGAAAAAACAGAGAACATTAGAAAAATTGGTTCATTCTTACCAGTTACTGAAGAGCTACTTGCTGATGTTTCAGCAGTACAGGGTTATCTTGATTCAAGATTACAAACAATGGTTCAACTTGCTGTAACTGACCAGCTTCTTGCTGGTTCTGGTTCTGGAAGCAACTTAACTGGATTACTTAATGTAAGCGGAATAAATACATTCGATTTTTCTAGTTTCTCTGGAAACTTAAAGAGAATTGGACAAATTTATGAAGCAATCACTGAAATCCAAAAAGATAGCTTCTTAAGCCCAGATGCAATAATTATGCACCCTTCAGACTGGTATCAAGTTGTAACCGAAGTAAATGCAGTTACAACAAGTGGTTCATTGAATCCACTATTCGTTGGTGCAGGACAATTCGGTGGAGCTGTCGGAGCAACCCTTTGGGGATTGCCAGTAGTTCTTGATACAACAAGACCAGCTGGAACTGCAATAGTTGGAGTATTCGGTGGCGGACAAGCATGTCATATTGTCGCAAGACAGGGTATGGAAGTTGCTATGTCTGATTCACATGATGAGAACTTTGTAAAAGATATTATGGTAATGAAGGCAACAGTCAGATTGGGATTCCCAGTTTATAGACCAACTGCATTCTGTTCCATAACAAACATCTAAGAGATTAGATTATGACTATTATGAGCCATCATTCGTATGGTGGCTCATTAGTCGGAGAGGTAAAAATGGAATTAAAAAAAGATATTTATATGAATGATGCTGGAGAATGCATGGAGACAACTGGCGGACTTCCTAAAGGTTGGCGTAAAGGCAAACTAATGGGTAAAAAAGGTCAAGAGATGTCAGATGCAGATTACAAAGCATTAAATATCATTGCTAAAAAAGCACAAGCTCCAAAAGAGAATAAAGGTAAGTAATTTAAGTGGCGGTAGTAAATGGATATGCTACTTTAGCTGAATTAAAAACTTACATAGGTCTAAGTGGTTCTGGACAAGATACTAATTTAGAAAATGCTATAAACAGTGCAAGTAGGCAGATAGATGCAATAACTGGAAGATTTTTTTATCAGACAGGTTCTGAAGTAAAAACTTTTACTCCAGTAAATGTTTTATTTTTAGAAGTACCAGATATATCTAGCCCAAGTGGCTTAGTTGTAAAACTTGATACGACTGATGATGGTTCTTATGATACGACATTAACTATTAATACAGACTTTTATCTAAAACCACTTGATGCAGGAAACCAAGTTGATGGAGAGGAGTTTGCTCCAATAACTGAAATAGCAATACTAGATACTAGAAGCTCTGAACGATTTGACCCTACAATAATTAAAAATGTTCAGATAACAGCACAGTTTGGATATAGTGCTGTACCTAAAGCTATAAAACAAGCATGTCTTATACAAGCTCTTAGATTATTTAAAAGAAAAGATGCTCCATTCAATATTCTTGGTAATGAACAAACAGGTCAGATTGAACTATTCAATAAGTTCGACCCAGATGCAAGAGAACTCATAAAGGGTTATATAAAGAACAAACTCTAATGGCTTCAACTGATATTCAATTTAAAATCACTGGAGCTGAAAATCTAAGAAAAAGATTAAAAGCAAAAAATCTTTTAATGACTCCACTTCGTAATTACATGAATGGAGCAGGAAAAATAATTAAAGAAAAATCAAAAGTACATGCTCCAGTAGATACTGGTGCTCTTAGAAGAAGTATTAAATACACAAGAGTTAAAAATACTGGAAGGATTCCTAATAAAGTAAAAATATTTGCTTCAGCTCCACATGCATCTTTTGTACATGGCAATCCAAATAAAAAATTTAGAATGAGTGAACCATTTAATAGAACAAGACCACACTTCCCACCAGTAAAAGCACTTACTGGGTGGTCAAAAAGACATGGTATGAATCCATTTTTAGTTGCTAATGCAATTGCCCAGAGAGGAACTCCAATCGTTCCATTTTTAAAAATGGGTTTTAGAGATTCCGCTCCAGAGAGAAAAGTATTATTATCAGTAGCAGGTAAACAAATAGAGAGACAATATAAAAAAGGAAGGAAAAAACTTTAATGGCTTCTTTATCTTCAATAAGGTCTGGAATAGCAACTAATCTAGGAAGTATTTCTTCATTGACAGTATTTGGTTTTGTACCAGATTCTATTGAACCACCAACAGCAGTTGTGGGAGTTGTAGATAACATTGAATATGATTCCACAATGGCTCGTGGTGCAGATACATATACTATTCCAGTTTTTCTTTATGTAAGTAGAGTTGATGCTCAAGATTCACAAGATACATTAGATGCATTTTTAGCTTCTTCTGGGTCAAGCTCAGTTAAGGCACAAGTAGAATCTGATATAACATTGGGTGGAGAAGCACAATCTGTTAGAGTGGTAGAAGCAGACAACTATGGAGTCTATACTATAAACAACATAGACTACTTGGGTTGTGAGTTTACGATAGAGGTAATAGCATGAGTTACATAGTTATGAGCGGAATAGATGTTGGTAAAAAACGATATGAAGCTGGAAAAAAAGTTACTAAACAAGATTTAGGCAAATCATTAAAATGGTTACTTGAACAGGGTATAGTTATAGATGAAAAAGATTTGGAGAGAGCTAGGAATGATAAAGGTCATTTTGTAGCTGATGACCCAGACACTCCAGAGAATGAAGCATGGGTCAAGAAGGAAGAGGAATAATGCCAAAAGGTATGGGTTATGGAAGTAAACCTTCTGGAAGAAGGCGAAGAAGAAGAAGAAGGACTGGTAGAAGATAATGGCATTCGTTCATGGTAAAGGTACAAAAGTTCATGTCAATGCAGTGGACTTTAGTGAGTACTTTAATAATGTTGATGTAACAAAAACATCTGATGTAGCAGAGACAACAAATTTTGGTTCTTCTGGAGCTAAAACTTATATTGCTGGAGAAGATGATGGAACTATTTCTCTTACAGGATTTTTTGATGCTACCGCAGATGCAACATTGCAACCTTTACTTGGCGGTGCAGATTTTAATTTAGTTGTTGGTATTGATGGCTTAGAGACTGGAGACAGAACTCAGTTTGCTTCAGCTAACATTACCAATTATGGTGTATCAAGCCCAACAGGAGATGTTGTTGCAACTTCAGTAGATGCTCAAGCAGATAATGGAGTAACAGTAGGTCTCGTTTTAAATGCTGGTGCTTATACAACCACAGGAGTGCAGGGTACTTCCAATGACAACTCAGCGAGTTCAACTGGTGGTGGCGGTGCATTCTTAATTGTTACAAGTGTGAGTGGTACTTCTCCAACAGGAGATATAAAAATTCAGCATAGTGCTGATAATGCAACTTTCGCAGACTTGATAACATTCACTCAAGCAACAGGTGCGACAAGTGAAATAAAGAAGGTCGCTGAAGGCACGACAATAAATAGGTATGTAAGAGTGCATGCTACTATTGGCGGTTCAAGCACCCCAACAATAAATGCTATTGTTGGATTTGGAAGAAATAATTAATAAGGAGAAGGAATAAATGGCATTTGTACATGGAAAAGATTCAGTTTTTAAACTAGATAACGCATCTGGTTCTTTAACTGATATATCTGCTTTTGTGAATAATGTGGACTTCCCAGAGACAGCTGATGTTGCAGAAACTTCAGTTCTTGGTGCATCAAATAAAACTTACATTGTAGGTCTAAAAGATGCAACAATAGGTCTCACTGGATTCTTTGATGCTACTGCTGATGCAATATATGGAGCAGTAATAGGTCAAAGTGCTACTCTCTCTTTTGAATATAGCCCAGAAGGAACTGCTTCTGGAAAAATCAAATATACTGGCGAATGCATAATGACAAACTATGCATTAAGTTCTCCAGTTGGAGATGTCGTAGCTTACAGTGCAGACTTACAAGTATCTGGTGCGGTTACAAGAGGAACTCACTAATAACAATTAAATAGATAAGAAGGGAGATACATGAAACGATTATCTGCTGATGATATTAAAAACCTACCTTCAGTTCCAGAGGAAGATATTGAACTCGAAGAATGGGGATTCTCTATCAAGATTCGTGGGATAAACAAAGCTATGCAAGTTCAGCTTGGTAAATTACTAAATCAAGATGATGCTGATGCTTTTGATTATCAAAGAGAATTACTGAAGGTATGTGTAATAGAACCAGAATTAGATGATGAACTTATTGACCAACTTTATGAGAAGGACTCAAAAGTAATTGATAAGATATTTTTAAAGATAAATGAATTAAATGGTGTTGGAGGTTCTGCGGAAGCAGAGCAATTTTGAGACTGATTTAGACTTAACATTTAGATTCAAACTAGCTAGAGAACTTGGCATGACTGTTGGCGAGCTTATGACTACAATGAGCTCAATGGAATACAATCAATGGATTGCATTTTATAAATGGGAAACTGGAGAAATAAATAAGGCAAGAGCTTTAGCAGAAGCTGAAGCCAAAAAGAATAGACAGAGATAATGGCAATAGCAGACATAGCGATTCAAATAGTAACTAAGGGTGCAGAGTTAGCTAAGAATCAATTAAATAAACTTGGTGGCTCTGCTGATAAGTCTGGCAAGATGATGGGCAAACTTGCAACTGCTGGTAAAGTTGCTGGCATTGCAATAGGTGTAGCTTTAGTAAAAGGAATGACTAAAGCAACTCAAGAGTTTATAGCATTCAATGACAAGATGACTCAATCTCTTGCAATTATGGATACAACCATTGAGCAACAAAAAGCAATGGAAGAGCAAGCTCTTGCTGTATCAAGAACAACAAGAATATCTGCTGAACAATCTGCTGAAGCATTTTTCTTCTTAGCATCTGCTGGTTTAGATGCCGAACAGTCTATATCTGCACTTCCACAAGTAGCTAAGTTTGCTCAAGCTGGTATGTTTGATATGGCTACTGCTACTGACTTAGCAACAGATGCTCAATCTGCATTAGGACTTACAGTCGATGATGCACAACAAAACTTAGAAAATCTTACGAGAGTTACAGATGTTTTAGTAAAAGCTAACACATTAGCCAACTCTTCTGTACAACAGTTCTCTGAAGCACTTACAAACAAAGCTGGTTCTGCATTGAAGGTAGCTAACAAAGGTATCGAAGAAGGTGTTGCAGTATTATCAGCATTTGCAGATAGAGGTGTCAAAGGTGCTGAAGCTGGAGAAAAACTAAACCAGTTACTTCGTGATATTCCAAGAGCAACAGCAAAGAATGCTGAAGAGTTTGCAAAACTTAATCTATCAATGTTTGATTCAAGTGGTAACTTAAAAAATGTTGCAGACTTGATTGAAGAACTTGATACAGTTCTTGCACCAATGTCAGATGAATTAAAAGCATCTACATTAGACCAGTTAGGACTTAATCGTGGTGTTGCTGATGCTGTAAAGATATTATCTGGTGCTG